GTATTTTTTGACTCAGTTCTAAACTTATGAATACCACTTGCAGCAGTATCAGTTGCTAATCCAACTGTATTAATGCCAGTGAGAGCGTCCACTTTAGTGTTAAATATCCTAACTGTAGTCGGATTTACAACTCTTACAAAGTATGGATCTCCATCTGATAGTGTTCCTGTTATTGTATTAGTTGAATCATATGCAACACCAATACCTATTGATGCATTTCCTTCATTTCTATAGAATACTTTTTGACCATTTTCTAAATTATGAGAGGTCTTAAATGTTATTGTCTCATCATCTTTATCAATACCGCCATTAAAAAATATATCTCTACTATCAAATGCGATATCTCTAAATCTAGCACCTAAAACTGGTTCTAATGAGCAACCATTTCCATTACCACCTGTTAATGAAATATTAGTTACTGCCTCTATATCAAAATCTTGTGGATCAACAAATACTTTTTTAACACTTCCAGATAGAATAGGTTCTACTAAAGCTGTTGTTCCTGCACCAGTTTCTACACTGATGATAGGTGGATTTAGAACATCATAACCCTCACCTTCATTTAACAACTCAATTTCCTCTAAAGAACCATAATAAATCCTATCATCTGATACTGGAGAGTGAATTTGAACACCGTCTTTTAATATTCCGACATCATTCGTGGGTTTATCATGATTAGATGATATGAATAAATTTTGAGATAATGGGATTCTCCTTAAAACTCTATCCGACTCAAGTTTTTTATTTGCATGTCTTTGTAAAATAAAGTCATGAGTGCCAGTAGTTGTAGATCCTATACCAACTTGAACTGTGCTTGCAGTTCCAATTTGACTTCTTGAGTTGTATAATGCAATTCTTGATATACTAACATTCAATGCCTCTGGTTGAGGATCAACAAAATAAACTCTACCTGATGATAAACCAACTATTTCATCATCAGATGGTTGATATATTACAGCATCACCCTGTATAAGTTTAATATTAGTGTTAGCAGGAGGTGAAAATCTTATAAAACTGTAGTTATTAGTAAGTCCATCTTGTCCATCAAAGTTTGATATATTTGATGATCCTGTTATTGTTTCTTTTATTATGTCAATGTTAATGTCATAACTAGGCAAAGAGTTAGATGCTACATATCCATCAACTGAACCATCAGTATAAACATTCAATACATCAGATAATATTGTTTCATTACCATCTTTAATAGCAATGCCCGTGCTATTTGCCTTTTCTAGAACTCGACGAATATCATATTCTTCAAGTGGATTATGGGTAAATCCTGAAAGATTTTTTGTTTCAATTTGATTATTATTAATATCAATACTTTTAACATTAAATGTTCCTTCAATTGTTTGTTCATTTCTTCTTAATATGACAAATTCATCATCAACTTTGATAGATGATGGATTTATCTTTGTTCTAAGAGAAAAAGTAGGTCCTAAACCATCTACTTGAAATCTTGAACTTGTATTATATTTCCATGAATTTGCAAAAACTTGTTTATATGTATTAAGTCCCTCATCTATTTTTTCACCAACATTTTTAACAAATATATTTTCACCCTCATTTACTAAATTAATATCATTAACAGATACAAACTCTGATAATACCCCAGTGATTCTTAAATCAACTCTTTTTGATAAATCTCCATTTTCATATCCAAATATAGATTCATTAGATCTTACATCATCAGCAGTATTAATTCCTACATTTACACCACTACATCCAAAAAATTGGTTGATTGTCTTTGATGTGTAATCTATAGTATTTGTACCACTTATTATTGTTCCAGTAGTTCCAAATCCAACAGTGGAATCAACAGATATAACAGTACCGTCTATTTGAGTATTACCTAAAGATTTTGTTTTGCCAGGTATTGTAAATACTCCTTCAATCAAATCACGGTCATTATATCCTACAAAAAGTGATAATTTATAATATGTTTTACCATCTCTCGTAAATATTTCAACTTCTGAAACTGATGCACTAGTGTTTAAATCGTCTGACTTAAAAATTGTTTGTCCTACTAAATTTTGTGGTGCACCATCAGGAGTAATTAAATCGACAACTATAACTTCTCTTCTTATAAATTCTGAACTTGATGGTTTAATAAGATTATTTTCTAAGTCTAAAATTTTTGACTCTACACCATATAATACTTTTAATAAAATTCTTATTGACTCTTCAATACCCTTTGATTGATAAAAAGAACGAGCAAATTTAACAAAGTTACCTACATCTAATTTTTCAGTAAAATCGTTATTTTCAAGACCTGGTAAAAATGTCTTCTTTAGTTTTTTGAAGAATTCTTGTACAAATAATACAGAAAGATTAGTTACAGAAGATCCAGATATATGAGATGAAGATGATGTATTCTCAAATTTTAATCTTTCTTTATTTACATCAAGTAATGATGATGATACACCAACATTAAAACCCGTAATTCCACTAAAACCACGAATACAACCTGTGAATGTTGTAGATGTAATTCCTGTGTAAGATATTATTTCATCATCAATTTTTATCAATCCATATTCTTCAGGAAACCCTTTTGTACTTGGAACATTAATAATCGTATCAGTGGAGGAAACCTCTGTTGTGATGCTCGTTACTCCAACAACGATTTCAGGTACAAGATTATCAACTTTTAGATATTGATCAAGATTGTTAATTAAATCACTAGGACCTCCTTGAAATTCCTGTGAAATATAATATTGCTTGAAAAATTCTACAGCATTAGGAAAATCAGAGAGTATAAACTCAGGTAACTGATTCTCGATAATTGTATTGACCTTTAATCTTTTGTCAAATTGTGGCATAAATTATTTCCTCTCTAAAACTCCATTTGAGTAACTAGAAGTAAAGTAATCTCTTGTGAATACAACACCTGAAACATCTTCTCCTGATGCAATTACGTCCTTCACCATATTTATGGTAGAATTAGAAACGTCAAAACTAACAAATAAATCTTTCAATCCTATAACATCATTTGATTCAGGAAATGCTTGTACTTCAATTATATTGTTTTGAGTCAAAGTTGATGAGATATTGATCGTATTTAATAATACCTCTCCCTTCTTATAATCTACACCTCCCGCATCCTTAATTAATACAACCTGCTGATTCTTATTATTTTTTGTGACAACACTAATTGTGCCTTTCATACTACCATCTAAATTACCTGCAGCATCTTTATTTGGTACATCTGTGAGATATGCAATATCAGTGCTACCAGATAATGTGAATCCTGTGCTCTTTATATTAAATCCAGCAGGATTTATGTAAAACCGATTACCAAAACATAACTCATATTGTGCAAATTGATTTAATAATGCCTTCAGATCTCTTCTGATTATAACTTTAGTGATATTTGATGTAATACCATCATCTACACGGTCAATTAATTGATTAATTTTACTATACTTAAATCTACCGCCAAATTTGTTTATTTCAATATTATTACCATATAATCGCAAAGCACCAATAATATTAGTTCTCAAATTTAGATCTGATGGTACTTTTGATGGGTTGTAATATACTGTTGTATTTAATTCAACATATAGTATCTTAAGATCTACTATCTCCGAATTAATACCAGCGATAGCGTAACTCTTTAACTTATTTTTAATTTGTGTTTTATCAAAATCTGATACAAATGTACCATTTTTTGGTTTTATACTTATTTGTACTTTTCCAAATTGAGGTGGATCAAGTTCCTCTCCTCCCACAACTGCAACAGATTCTGTTTGAGGGAAAATAGTTTGTATTATTGCTTCATAATCTCTAGGTGTAACAGCTCTATATTGTGCTGAGTAGAGTCTTGGGGCAAAATACTTAATAGAGGACACATCTTCAACATTTGCACCATTAGAAGCGTTTGTGACGGTAGTAATATCGACACTATCTGATGGTGTGAAGAAAGTTCCATCATCTTTAGAAAATGTTCCTTGAAAACTAAAATTAGAAGGACCATTTCCATCCAATCCCTCTGTCACAATATATGTTGCTGTAACAATTTCATTATTTTGTAGTTTTTTACCAAATAACCCATCACCAAATAATATTTCGTATTTTTCGTCTTGAACTTCTTGTGCTAAGTAAATTTCTGATGTTTTATCTAAGTTTAGAATATTATCAACTTGGTTATACCTTCTACCTATTGTTGAAGTATTAACATCTGAAACATAAACTCTTAAAGTTGAACTATCAATATTTGCACTATCAAGAATATATCTCTGATCAATAGTTGTATCAACACGATAAACTCTCTGAAGATACGTTCCTTCAAATATAGTAATATTCTCATCAAACTGAGCGAAAGATGTTCCATTAATATCCTTTACCCTTGTACTTGTAATATTATCTGGAATAGAGAATCTAAAAGTTGTATTCTCTACATTACCTATACACACTAGTCCTGAACGTAGTGTTAAGGTCTTTGGAGTCGCTGAATTTGTTGTTCCTAAGTCTATGTCATCAATCTTAATCTGAGCGGTTGCAGCGGTTTTTGAGCGTGGTACATAACCAATATTCCTTGCAAGTGATACAACGTTTTCACGAATTGTAGCAGAATCTAAAAATGACTCATTTGCTACTAAATTAGCATTGAATGCATTAATATACGTATTATATGCTA